CTTTCTAACTATCACGGGTTAATTCACATCATTTCTGATCGTTTGTCTAAAGACATTTCTCTTATTAACCGAGAGATCACTAGACGAGTAAACATTAACAAGGCTGTTGGTAGAAGCACTTGGATGACACCATGACCTACGAACAACTTTCTTTATTTACTGATGAAGAGCTAAGTTTACCTAAAGGACCTACGGGATGGCCAGGGCACAGCGTAATTGGTCTTACGGGTTACGCACAGTCTGGAAAAGATAGCGTCGCTTCTATTTTAGTAGAAAAATATGGTTATCGACGAGTTGCATTTGCAGATAAAATTAAAGAGTTTTTGTATGAGGTTAATCCTATGGTTGCTTGTAGTCCTACAGGTTACTTACAAGATTTAGTAAATTTAGTTGGTTGGGATAAAGCAAAGCAAGAGCCTCAAGTTCGTAGGTTGTTGCAAGACCTAGGGGTTTCCGGTAGAAAATTACTTTATCCAAACGTTTGGCTTACTCCCGTATTGAGTACGGTGGCCTCAGGAGACCGTGTTGTTATAACAGACGTTAGGTTTGCAAATGAAGCCGAAGCTGTTAAAAATATGGGTGGTCAACTTTGGCGTATAAAACGATTAGGATTTGATGCAGTTAATGACCATGTTTCTGAGTCTGAACTAGACGGATACAAAGTCCATCAAATTTTTGTAAACAACGGTACTCTAGATGATCTAGAGGTATTGATTACTACTAGGATGCGCAATGTGTTTCCAGAATAGGGTTGGGTAAACATGAAAGATACTAGAGAGCCTTTAATTGTTTATTGGGCCCCCGCTACTTACGAAAGCGACCAAGAATCTTGGTCTTTTCTTTATACTGAACCTACGAGTTTATTCTCGGAAATAACTAAAATGAGGGCTACTAATGTAGGTACAGATAATATTTACGCATGCCCTGCTTTTAAAGCTAGCACTAACAATGTTTTTGTAATAAAAAATGTTATAGAAAATGTTGTATCTTTTCCTGAAGGATTTTTAAAAGACGCCAACGATACGATAGCTTCTAACCCTAATTTTTCTACTAATTTAATTCCTTTTGGAAAAAATTTAGAATCCAGGGTTTTTTTAAACGTACTTCGTAAACCTTCTGTAAAAGATCACGCTAACGTTTTATACAACATGTCTTGGCTTTTTATAGCAGAGGACTCAGTTGTAGCTAAAATTACACCTCCTTACTATCCCCAGACATCCCCCGCTAACGGGGCAATGCTTTCTATAGGAGAGTTCGATATAGGCCAGTGGTTTAGGCCTTTTGTATTGGACTACCACATCCCTATGTCTACAGATAAAATGACTTTTTTTGAAGGAGACGATTTGTGTTATATACACTTTAACACAGATAGGCCTATTATTTTTAAACGGTTTATGCACACGGCTACAATTGCTAAGTTACAACAAGAGTGTAGCGAAGCTGGTAGAAGATACGGAACTTTTAAACCTTTAACTCAAAGATACGCTATGGCAAAAAAAGCTAAAATTAAAGAACAATTTATATCTGAAATTAAGAAACACCTAGTAGAGTAGGGTGCCTTGTGCCATCTCAAAGTAGAAAACATCGTGGGTATAAGTCTCAGGACATACTGGCTGATAAGTTAGTAATCGAGGGTTGGCCTTATGCAAAATCTACCGGCGCAGGTAGGACTGGTACTGACGTTACCGGAACTATAGGCATTGATTGGGAAGTAAAAGCTAGAAAAGACTTTAACCCTAGCGCTGCTATAAAACAGCTAAAAGAACGCGGTGATGGGGAAATTTTGCCTATTGCAGTACTTCGTCTTAATGGTCAAGGTCCAGCAAGCATCGGGGATTGGCCGGCAGTTTTACGTTTAGATGATCTAATCAGGCTGTTAAAAGAGGCTGGATACCCTGACTTAACCCCTTAAATCACGTACCTTTTACCTTAGAGGGCAACTCTAAATCGAAACCTAAGGACTACAAAACGTGATAGATAAAGATTCAACCGAAGAACAGTTCCTGCGTGTAAGCGCCGGTTCTAATGCTCAATCGGTAGGCTCAGCCATAGCCCACGCTCTATATGAGCGTCCACAAGTAAAATTGAGGGCTGTTGGAGCTTCCGCAGTAAATCAAGCAGTAAAAGCAATTGCTATTGCTCGTGGCTATGTCGCACCTAGAGGTCTAGACCTCAGCTGCCGACCAGGATTTACTACCGTAGATTCTCGTGACGGACAAATTTCAGCAATAGTCTTTACTATCAATGTAAATTGATATATTCTTTATTACAAGAGATCTCTTAACAGTTAGGAACACCATGGCAAAAAGCTCGAACCCAAGCCCTGACGAGGCGCTTGCAGGTATGGCAAAGCAAGGTCGCACGCCTATGAACAGAGATGGACTTAAGTTTTCATCTCCATCTGCATCACCAAAGGCTGGCACACTTGTACCAAAGAAGAACACAGCGGCTGGCGATCCGTACGCACAGCCAAAGGCTTCACGTGCAAACGTGTCAGCTACAGGACAAGATCGTGCAGGAGCAGCCTATTCAATTAAAGGCGGCCCTCGATATACAAAGATGACAGATCCAGCAGCCGGTGCAACACAGGCTAACGGACGAGTTATTTCGACCGCTGCAAAGCGTGATCGTACAAACTTTGATTCGGGTAATAGCACTTCTTACTAATTTGATGTATGCTAGTAACTAGGTCTTAGAGTTCATCTCTAAGGCCTAGTACTGCAATTGGACTAAAACTTGGAGGCACCAATGTCATTGCAAGATCTGTACACCGAAGTAAAAACTATGAATACTTTGAAAGCGTGCATCGTAGGACAATGGGCAGCTACCCTTTCTGAAGAAGACAAAAAAGCTTTAGACACAGCTATTGAAGATGATGATCTAAGTACAAAAGATTTATTTATGTTACTCCGCCGTGCGGGGGGCACGTTTGGCAAGACCGCTGTTCGTGACCACCGACAAGGAGATTGTGTATGTCTTTAGCAGATGATTATGACGCAATAATTCAAACCAGTAATCAAGGTTCTGATAAGACAAGTAAAAATATTCCAGAAGCATGGAGACCACGTTCTGAAATTGGAACAGATGGTGGCTTTATTGTTTCTACTCCACGCCCAGATGGCAATACTCCTGGCGCAGAAGAAATTCTTATTGAGGCAAAGTTAGATCCAGCTGAGTGGATTGTTGTATCTCATCGACGTTCACGTTGGCAAACATTTAACGGAGATTGGCTAGAGTCATTTAGAGTTAACGTTGTTCCATCAGGTAAGTCAACTGCACCAGATTATGATTTAGAACAACTTCTTTCTTTAGTTGTTAACTGGGAGCCTAAAGAAGTTCTTAAGTCATCAGGTGATCTAACTGCTGTGTACAGCATTGGAGATACTCAATACGGTAAGGATGACACCCCAGCTATTATTGACAGAGTTCTTAGTTCTATTGACGAGGCTGTTGCACATCACAAGTATTTAGCCGGTAAGTATGGAATTAAACAGATTGCTTTGCCACAGCTTGGCGATTGTATTGAAGGTATGACAAGTCAAAAAGGTAAAGTAATGGGACGACATGACATTGGTGTTTCAGAACAAGTACGAGTTGGACGCAGAATGCTTCTTGCTCAAATCAAAGCTCTTGCACCTTTAACTGACAAGATAATTGTTCCGGTAGTGCCAGGTAACCACGACGAAGTACAGCGCTTCTTAGTAGGTCGCCCTGAAGATTCTTGGCAGATTGATGTAGTTGCTCAGGTTGAAGACATCTGTAAGGAAAGCGAGTTCTTACGTGATCGCGTGGAGTTCCGCTATCCAGCAGCAGATGACAGCACTCTTACAATAGATCTAAGTGGAGTTATGTACGGTATGGCTCACGGTCATCAGTCACGTGACATGGTTAAGTGGTGGCAAGGTCAAGTTATGGGACGTTGTTCTGTAGCTCACGCTGACATTCTTAACGTAGGTCATTATCACCACTATCGTTCACAGAATGTTGGACCACGATTGTTTATTCAAAACCCAGCAATGGATAACGGATCTGCTTGGTTCCGTGATAAGTCTGGGCTTGAAAGCGCACCAGGAATTATTTCTTTAGTTGTTGGAGATGGTTTTGATCCACGTCGTGAATTAGTTGTTTTGGGGGGCATTAATGAACGCATCTGATCAAGTAAATGTTTATTGGGCTCCAGCTGTTTCTTTAAACAGTGATGAGCCTTGGCTAGCTGCAGGCGGTCAGTTTCCGTATCAAAATCCAAAATCTTTGCAGTCTGAGTTAATGCAAGAAAAAAACCCTAACCGGGGCCCAAGTACTTTTTTATCTTGTCCCGCAGCAACATCTACATTTAGTAGAACTGTTGTCTTTAAAAACAATAGAGCTTGTAGCTATACTTATGATCTTACAGACTCACAGAATCTAAAAATAACCCCCAACGAAGAACGTTATTTAAACTGTACAATTAGGCGTCCACCCGCTTTAAACAAAAAACCAACTATTGAGTTTCAACTTAGGTGGATTTTTTTCTCTGATGAGCCATTAACCATGTCTATTACTCCTCCAATGTTTCATCCCCCTAAATATACTAGGTACGCCACAGCTGTTCCTGGTCAGTATGATATTGGCAGGTGGTTTAGACCTTTTATATTTGAAGTGCAAGTTTGGGAACCAAAAGGCAAACTTTATTTTGAAGAAAACGAGCCTTTATTTTATGCAACGTTTGATACCGATAAAAAAATTAATCTTCAAAGGTTTACTTTTAGCGATACTCTTTTAGAATATTCTACTCAATGCGCGACTTATTTTACAAACGAACAGTCTATGGACAAACGTTATGAGTTGTTTGATTCAGTTAGCATGAGTAATCTTGTTTTACAGGAGATTAAAAACAACCTTATATCTTAGCGCTCAGCCCACCACATTCCAAGGAAAGTAACTGCAAAAAGAGTTAATAAAAATACTCCTTGGAATGTGATGTGTGTGAGGTAATACATTACTTACCGCAGCAAGAACACTTAGTAGCTGCAGGTGCTGCAGGAGCTCCGCCAAACTTAGGGCGGCCAAATCCTACGATAGAGATCATAACCTTCTTAGGGTTTTTCTTATAAGCACGAAGCTTCTTAGAAACTTGACCACCATTACGTTGTGAACCCTTTTCATCTGGGCTTGTGTTTCCTTCAATGCACCAAACTGTTCCATCACCGTTGTCTTTGATAACAATTCCAACGTGAGAAATTCGATCGACGCCATCTGATGGGAAATCAAAATAGGCGATATCTCCTGGTTCCGGATCTGCGATGTCGCCATCAATCCAAGAGTTAGCCTTCTTAAATGCTGCTGCTCCACCAGGTGTATAAACGGTATTAGGTACCTTTACACCGGCTTCGTTAGCGCACCAGTTTACAAATGACCCACACCAAGGTTGGAAGTTAGCCTTTGCATACTTGCCATACTTTGTTTCATTATCTTTAGGGCCTTCAATAGTTCCTAGTTCTGCTGTAGCTACTTCAATGAGCTTAGCTACTGTTCCTTTATCTGCCATTATCGCTTATCCCAATCTTCATCAATTGGTTGTTCTTCTGGAACCTCACCATCTGGCTTATTACCAGCGGATATTACGATGTCTTGTCCAGATTGCTTTGCCTCTACCTTTAGGTCAGCGGCGGTCTTTGAATTGACATCAACTGCTGCAAATGCGGCGTTGATTTCTTCAAGATCTAATTTGCCATCATTCATAAAGCCACGTGCTAGCTTCTCTACGACTGCGGCAACTGATGTAAGACCAGCTACTAAAACTGCTTTTGTTATTGATATGCCTGCTACTGCTCCGGCACCTATTACTGATAGACCGCTAGCAGCAAATGTTGCAACGATTCTCAGAATTATGTTTCCGATTGATTTCATATTATTCCTCATCTTTTGGGTTACGAAGGGGGTAGGTAACAGCCCAAGCAACTAGTGTTCCAATGATTGCGTAACCAACTACTGTTTTTGCGGATCCATCAAGAACAACCCAGGCAATAAACATGCCTAACAATGTCCATAGTTGATCAATCATGTCTCTAATAACTCTCACGGCTTACGTCTCCTAACGCCTTTAGATTCTCCGGAAGCGCCTCCGCCTCCGCCTTTACTACCGCCACCGGTTGAACCACCTGTTGTAGTTCCTCCTGCGGCTGCTACTGCATTCAAAGCAGCACCAGATGCAATGACAGCAGCAACTACCATTTCTGTTGCTTCTTCACGTTCTTCTGTGCTCATATCTGCACCGATACTTCCAATTGCTTGGAGGGCTTGACCAGGGTCATCAAATATTGCGCCAATTAATTCCGCAGGGTTCTCTAGTAACACGAGGGCTGCAGCAACGTCTGCTGTAATGATAACTTCATTTCCATTTTCATCCTGCCTAACCTCTACAGGTTGTTCTGCGGGCAAGTCTTTAAACTCAATGCCGGCAGCCTCTAAAGCCGAAGCTGGTACTGCATCTTCACCTTTAAACTGCTCAACGATTACATCAGCAACAAGGTCTTTTTGATCCTCAGTAAGCTCTTGACCTTTAGGTGCAAGGGCAGCAACAAGAGATGCAACCTCAGCGTTTGTAATAGTGCCGTCCTTACCTAAAGCATCGACTACCGCATCAGCCTCTTTATCTGATATATTTCCATCCTTGGTAGCACTTGCTACTTCGGGTGGTGGTGGAGGTAATTGTGATTCTGGTAACGGATTTTGTGGCTCTGGCGCTGGTAACTCTGGTGCTGGTTTTGGTCCCACGGGTGGCTCGGCTTCCACAGGAGGCTCCACGGGTGCTACGGGTGGTGCTTCGGGTTCTACCGGTGGTTGTGGCTCTTCTGTGGGTGGTAATGGCTCTTCTTTGGGTGGGTCAATAGGTGGCTCGCCAATCGCTCCCTCAGGGTCAGGGATTGCAACAGGTGGCTCCGCAGGTTCTGGAGCGGGCTCTGGAGCAGGCTCGGGCACAGGTGGTTCTACTGGAGCAGGTTCAGGAACGGGTACTGGTTCAGGCACAGGCACAGGCTCAGGTTGTGGGACTGGCGTTGGCACAGGCTCAGGCTGTGGTTGCGGCTCTGGCTGAGGTACGGGTGTTGGCTCAGGTTGCGGCACCGGTGTTGGCTGGGGAGCAGGTGTTGGCTCAGGTTGAGGAACGGGTTGAGGTTCTGGAGCCGGGGTGGGCGCAGGGACCACTGGTTGAACTATAGGTGTTGGAACTTGAAGAGCAGCAACCGCTACTGCTACGCTAGCAGTTGCAGTATCTGCTAATTGATTTGCTGTAGTAACTGCTGTATTAGCCGTTGATTGGAGGGTAGTTAATGTTTGAGTTTCTGCTGTTAGTGTGGTCTGAGTTGTTGCAAGTGCTGTCTCTGCTGTTGTTTTCACTTCTGTAACAGTTGCAAGAACAGCAACTTCAACTGCCTTAACCTCTGTCTTATCGGCTACAACAGCTGTTTGTGCAGTAATTTGAGCCGTTAAAGTTTCATTGGTTACAGTGGTCATTGGCTTAATTGCTTGACCTGTTACTTCACGAACACCTGTGCGTTGCGGAAACCAAAGATTAGTAGTATTTCCAGCAACAGTTCCAACACCAGTCCATTCACCAGTTGTTGGATTTACTGTCATTTTCCAGTTAACGTTGGTTATAGGACTGTTGCTGTCACCAAACTTCTTAAGGTTCCAATCAACTTGTAAAGTTGTATCTGTGGTGGTTACTACAGTAGATGTGCCTTCACCAGCATTCATATAGTCGCTGGCAAATACTGAGATGCTTGGTCTATTAGGGAAGTCCCACCAGATATGGTCGCCAGTACCAAAGGTTATAGTTGCTTTTGAGGTCACATAAATTTGGCTATCTGCACCTTGACCGTTGTATACGGTATCACCCACTTTAATATCAAACGGGGTTTGAATTTTAGTTGATGCGTCGTACATAACAGGAAGAGTGGTTGTAGTAACAGTTGGGGTCTCTGGTGCAACTGGGGCTACATAGCCTTCTGTTGTGTAGGTTTTAGAATCGGCTGGAGTATTTTGTAAAGCAGTTAGTGTTGTTTGAGCGGTGGTCAAAGTTGTTGTGGCAGTTGCTACTACTGCTGTTTGAGACTCTACTGCTGCTGTGGCTGTAGCCACTACTGCTGTAGCTGAATCTACGTTAGTAACGGCTTGCGTTACTACTGCTGTTTGAGTATCTACGGCTGCAACTGCTGTCACGGCTACCGCAACCGCGGTCGTTGCTGTTGTAATATCTGCTTGAGCTGTTACCACAGGGGCTGCAGCAGCAGACTGTTGCTCAGGGGTAGCTACGGCTACCGCAGTAGATAGTGCTACAGTTGCAACCTCAATTTTTTCTTGAACGGAGGTTACAGTTGGAACTACTAATACTGTTTGGGTTTGCGTCTGGGTGGTTGGTTGGGGGGATCCAGTGGTCTGAACCGTGGAAGTCGAAGTATCGCTTGTTGTCACAACAACTACTACGGGAGCAGGAGAAGTCACAGGATTTGGAGAAGAATCTGTGGAGGCAGGGCTGACTACAACTGTAGTTACGGTTGGTTCTTCGGCGTGTGCTGAATATTGTCCCAATATAAAGAGGAATAGTGTAAGGATTAGTGCTGCGAATAGGCGCAGTAGGTTTATTTTTTCTCCTTCTTAACTATGTTCATACTTTAACATGACGCGGTGTATTTTATGTATCATAGTTGCGCATACAACTTGATTTCTTGGAGACTTAATGACACCTCAAGACTGGGCAGCGTTTGCGCTCTCAATAACTTCTTTAATTGGCGCATTCGCAATAATGATTCGGTGGATGGTAAAACACTATTTAGTTGAACTTAAGCCTAATTCTGGCAGCAGTTTAAAAGACGCCGTCAATAGGTTAGAATCAAGAATAGACGATCTATATGTTATGATCGCAGAACGAAACAACAAGGAGTAACTATGAAGTTAGATCCAAAAGTATCAGCAGCACTTGCCTCATATGGCCGTGCATTTATCTCAGCCGCAGCAGCTCTATGGGTAACAGGCAACACAGATCCAAAGGGTCTTATTGCAGCCGGCCTAGTAGCGGTAATCCCAGTAGCGCTTCGTGCGCTTAACCCAAAGGACCCAGCATTTGGTTTAATTACCAGAATTGCTCTTCCGGAGATTACAAAGCAGCTAACTGCTATCTTAGATAGTTCAAATAAGAAAGCAGCTAAGAAAGCCGCAACCCCTAAAAAGAAGTAAACTTTAGGTATGCCTTCCTCACATCAAAATTGGCAATACCTCGGAGCTAGCGGTTACATTGGCGCCTACACCACCACTGGTGGTGGAGGTACGCCTGTTGTACCTAGAAGTTCTATGGACTTCATGCGTATGGGTGTTGGTCGTGCGCCACAAGCCGAGTATCCAGATGGTTACTTAGGAACAATACGTTCACGTCGTGATGATAAGGGTAAGCCTTATGCGACCGCTGACAACGTTCTTGATTCTCTTAAAGCAAGACAGAATCAACGCGGCTATCAACGTGGTGTACACAAGGGCGAAAGAATTGATCCAGGCGAGTACGGTTGGCCAAAAGATTTTAAACCAGATCGTAGATTAAAAGTTAAGCCAACAGTATCTGACGAAGACGGTAGTCTTCTTATGCATGTTCGTAGGCACGCACCAAATCAAAACCTTGCTCCGGCACCACACTTAGTTAATGATGGTAAAGCAAATGTATCTGCGAACGTACCTGCAGAGTTCCACCCTAGAACAGCTAAGCATTTCCAGCATTTGAAACCGAGGTTCCAGTAATGGCATCACAAGATTCAGTTTATGATCATAGTAAAGGTCGTCCCATTCTCTCTGAGGATCCACAGATCCGTTACGATTACATGGGACCATTTGCTGACACACAAGAAGCGCTTTTAACAAGGGCTGTACGTTCAGTAACTTTGCCTAAAGAAATGATCCAAGACATTGTTCGACCACCACTTCCTCAGATACAACTGTTCCGCCCACGATACGGATACCGTACTCGTGCTATTGGCATTATGGATGTAATGGATGTCGACGCTCAATTCGAACCAACAAGAACAGATTACTCACAGTCTCCAACTTCATACCAAGGCACTAGCCGAAACGTATCGGAGTCAGTATGGTAAAAGAAATTTACAGCACAGAAACTATCTATGATGGTAGCGTCGAGTGTCCTAAGTGCGGCCTATTTATGACCCCAGTTGAAGCAATGTACACAGATGGCAAGATGTGCCCTAGCTGCAGAAACGCTTTGTATGGAAAGCATATGAAGGGAGCTATGAGTGGCAACTAAAGCAAACTCCGGAGGAAAACCTCCCCGTCGTGCTACTCCGTCCGGTGCAAAGAAGGCACGGGTAAGTAAAGTACACACCGTAGCTGCTATCAAACGTAGAGACTTTAGCTCAGTTGAGACTTGGGACCGCAAGTCTGCAGGAAAATGGCAAGCGGGGCAGTCCACCACTCTTAACCCAGGATCAGAACAGGCTACAGCTCGTCGTAGGAACACGGCTAAGTATGTGGCTAGAACTAAGAGAGTTATTAGACCTAGAGTTCGTAAACAGCAAACAGGCTGACAACCTCTTAAAAAAGAGAGATACTGAGATTATGGCTATCAAGACTCCAGACGGCAAGGACGCTAAGTACAAGGTCGTACCCCTAAAGGTAAAGACCAAGGCTGACCTTGACAAGGAGAAAGAATCTAAGAAGAAAAAGAAAGCGGGAAAAAAATGAGTTTTGTACCTCGTCGTGAAAAAGTACGTAAAGGATTTAAATCACCAGATGGCCTTGCTCTTTTAGCTAAAGCCACCGGCGCCGCTAAAAAAGATAATGATGCTCGTGCAGCAGATCCTTGGACAAGTGGTGGAGCAAAAGCTAATCAATACCGTGAACCAATGGATTCTGTAAAAGTAGTTTCACCTAAGAAAAAGGATAACTAATGGCAACTAACGAATCACGCTCACTTAATACCTCTATGAATGAGGGAGCAACAGATGGGAAGTACCGCAAGGTTCGTCCTAACACAACTGTAGCCGATCCTTCTACTGGCGACGACATCATGCGTGCAAACCGCAGCGGTCTAAACCCATATTGGAACTACGACTTTATTGAGCAAGAAGCAACTACAAAGGTTAATCCTTTGTCAGATAAAACTGCTGCTTCTCGTCGTGCACCAATGCCTGTTGCAGATACTTACAACAATCAAATGGGCGCCACTAACTAAAATGTCCGGACACGCACAACAGCAGCCAAGTAAAGGATTAAAGCCAATAGGTCGAATAGGGCTAAGTGATAGCGACCGAGGAAAAGGTTTACCTGAACGTAAAAAATCAATGTACGTTGAGACTAAGAAAAAAGATAAGCCTAAAACTGCAGCTGCTGGTGGTGGAGCAAATCCTCCTAAGCCTCCTAAAAAAGGTCCTACAGGCGGAGATGACAAAGGTCCTAAAAAAGATTATAAAATGAACAAAGATAATGACAAATCTTTGGGCGGTTTAACTAAAGGCTCTCGTAAAGAACAGACACAGAATCCATTTAAAAAAGGTAAGTAACTATGAATGATGATATGGGCACACCGTCTGACAAACACCCTGCACATCGCGGGCTTAAGGACTCTGGCCATAAATTCTTTGATCAAAACTTATCTGATATGGATAACAAAGCTCGCAACGCTCACTTTGAGCACGGAGCATCAGAACATTTAGGCGAAAACGTAGTATCACTAGCAGCATTTGCTCGTAAGAAAGCTTCACGTAAACCAGAAGGGTACTAACTATGGCATTAAGTCCAGAAGAACGTGCATCCCTTCCAGCTAATGTAATAGTTCCTCAAAAAGAACCACGTAAGGTTGTACAGCACACCCCTGAAAGTTCTACTGCAGATATGTCAGATTTGGCGGCAAGGGTTCCCCTCTCTTATCGTTCAGATTTAAAAATGCACGGAGTTAAACAGCACATTGACTGTGAAGCAACTTCCAGTGCTGACGGTCACGAAGGCCCTGCTTCACATCTTATTCGTTTGCCCGGAGAAAGATCTGATCAAGTAATGGCCGTGTGCCCAGTGCATCACACAAGACTTATGAATAGTGCTTTAGAAAAAGGCGGATATGATGTAGCTAGCCGTCGCATTACTCCAGAAGATGTAGAGCCACACAATTTTCATAGAGCTCAACAAAATAGACTAGTACGCACTGAACTTGAAAGAGGTCTTTATAAAAAAGGCATGTCGGGGGACGAAATATTGTGGGGAAGGTCTACTGAAGAATTAGGAAAAGGCGGAGGAAAAGCCTCTACGCACTTTGAAGAGGTTATGGCACGTACAACTCCTCAAACTCGAGCAAACGCTTTAGAGACAGCTCTAGAAAAAGTTAGGGCTCACGGGGGTCATACCCCTCCAGCTTCTGTTGCACCAACTGTAGATTTTGATGGGGAGGACGTAACTCTTGGAGAATCTTATTCAAGACTAGCTTCTTTACGACGTAAGGTAGCAGGCACTGACGGAAGTGTAGAAGGCGTACCTAAGTCAAGTACTACCTATAATTTTAATAAGGCTGGAGTACCTAACACCAGGGGTGGGCGTAAACCAAAACCTGTTGTAGAAGAAGCTCCAAAAGATGAGTCAGATGTTGCACCATCTAATAAAGGATTTTTACCTGGAAAGGTACAAAGAAAAGCATTAAAGGTTACTTTGGATCAAATGCCTATAAATGCGTATCCTACTGAAACTCCTGGAGCACCAGATGATGAGGCTACTATTACTGCTTCTAAAAGAAGTAAAAAAAGATCAACCGACCGGTCAGTTAAAACTATTGCACTAAACACAGAAGCAGACCGCCTCAGGGGAATTGAAGCCAAAAAAACTAAGATGGCTGAGAGTAGAAATAAAGCTTTTAAAGTTGATTGGAACGACGTACCTAGACCGGAATAATATGTAGTAGTATGTGGCTACTAATTCGGAGGATAATATGACTATACCTATTTTAGGTCAAGGCGGCAAGCCTGCAGACGAAGGAACGTACACGCAGATCAAGGACGATGGTCCTAAGCTCCGCTTGTTGTATTGCTACAACTGTAAGACTATAGAAGAGTTGCCAGATTTTGAAGGCAACCCAGATGATGACGTAACTTTAAGCATTCTTGTAGAAAATCACCAATCTGCCGGTATACCTCACACGGGGTTCTTAGCTAAAATTGGTGTAAAACTTTACTCTCGCCCTGAAGTTAAGAAGCAGGTTATTGAGAACCTACGCAACAAGGTAGGCGGGGGCCTTGCAGATATTGACCCGGACTACTACACTACTAAGGCGACGTTCTATGACGATGCTATGAAGTGCTATAGTGAGCACCTTCGACCAAAAGAAGGATGTACTGATTGGCGTGCAAAGAACAAGCGACTTGTTCCAAAGAACACCGCTGAACTTCGTAAAGAAGCCGGTCTGATGTCTGCTGCTAAGTCAGCAGGTACCAGCGTATTTTTGTGCGATTTCTGTCCAGTAAAAAGTCACTACGTAACCCAGCAGCGCAAGGCCGCTGGATTGTATGAATAAGGAGAATAACTAATGGCTTCAATGTCAAACGAACGTACAGTAAACGCAGAGATTGAGGATTCAGCAGAACTGCTTGAAACTCTTAATCCAGAACCAGAAGTAACAGATATCCCACCTAAGATTGCAACAGGTTTTGCAGTTTTGATCGATGTTGACGGGCACGTATTTGTAGAGCGTGACCGCACTCTATTCTCTATGCCAGTTGAGCGAGAGATTACCTTGTTAGAGGTTCGTCGATATGCTTCAGAAATTATTGCAGACCTTCAAGCTCAAGCCGCTGCCGAATACACGGTTGCTCGTTTAGAAGCCCTGGAAGCGCAAAAGAAAAACGCGTAGTTTAACAATCTACACAACGGGCAGGCCTTTAGGGGCCTGCCTTTTGTCTTGTTATGAAAGAATAGGACTATGACCTTTGCAACCTCCTACTTCAGTAGGCCTTCAGAGCAGCTTGATCCAAAGCTGTTTGATGATGAGGGTTTAAAACCCTGGGTACGTACTGGCATTCTATCAATGCTCTTTGAACACTTTGCAACAAATTATGTATCGCCGCATACTTGGACCAGAGCTTGGATCGCAGGATCCGGAGTTTCGTATCAGTGGGAAGCAGCTAGAGCTCCTGGAGATTTAGATTGTTTAGTAGGAATTAACTATGTCCTTTTTAGACAGTCCAACCCAGATTACGCAAGTTTTTCTAATCAAGAGATTGCATCTTCAATAAACGATGGATTTAATGCAGACCTTATGCCTAAAACTCGTAATTGGGAAGGCTATGAATTAACATACTACGTTAACGAACAGTCAGACATTAGAGATATTAACCCATACGCAGCTTATGATTTAATTGCGGACACTTGGGAAGTAAAACCTGAAAGAAACATGACCGCTCCTTATGTCCGTGCTTGGGAACAAAAAGCAAAACGAGATGAGTCAACAGCTAAAGAAATGCTATCTCGTCACGCCTCAGCTCTTCAAGAAGTTCGTGGAGCAACTAACCCTGCTCATAGATTGAACGCAGAACGTAGGCTTAAATTAGCTGAGTCACAAGTATCTACATTCTTTGATGATATCCATGCAGGACGAAAAGTTGCCTTCAGCCGCATAGGCGCCGGGTATTCTGATTTTAATAACTACAGATGGCAAGCAGGTAAACGTTCTGGGATTATTCAAGATTTACGTGCAATAAAAGATTCTAAAACAGAAGCAGAGAAACAGAAACAACTTCAGACTTATGGCATAGAGTTACCCGATACGAACACACTACTAAGGAGAATCCATGGCTAAATCACCAGCATGGCAACGCAAAGAAGGTAAAAACCCAGAAGGTGGACTAAACGCTAAAGGTCGTGCTTCGGCCAAGGCTCAAGGACATAACTTAAAGCCACCTGTTTCATCAGAACAAGCAAAAAAGTCTCCTAAGTCTGCTGCACGTCGTAAATCATTTTGCGCACGTATGGGCGGTATGCCAGGACCTATGAAAGATAAAAACGGTAAACCAACTCGCAAGGCACTAGCACTTAGAAAGTGGGATTGTTAGAGTATTAAATGGCCACAGCATTCGTAGCATTAGACGGAGTACTAAGAACAGAAGTAGGCGATCCAATAGCGGAGGGCGTCAAGCTTTTTCGTATTCTCGCACAACATTACCGGGTCATAATTGCCTCGGATCAAAGCCCTAAGCAGACAGATCACTGGCTGCGCTCTAACCTGATAGTTGGGTACGGAGATATCTATGATGATAGATACTTCTTTGAGGGGCAAGACTTACGTAACCGGCAGCTAGCTATAGCTCAAGCTCAAGGACGAGTCGACCTATTTGTAGATCCGGATGCGGATCGGTGTGCTTACGCTTTGTCTAAAGGCATACCAACTATGCTCTTTGCTTCACCTAAATTTGTACGTACCTCCAGAGAAGTGCGGCCTTGGCAAGACCTGGCCGATGAGGTTGAAAACCAACGAGCTGCACTTATGGCGGCTGAACTTGGGAGTAATGTTAAGAGATTTGAATGAGCATAGTTTTCATGGGCGGAGAAATACCGTCTCATAGATTATTGTTAATTGATGCTGGTGTCAAGCATGTCAGTGTCAGCTTTTGGGGCCTGCGTAAACGTGGGCTACCTAAAAGCAAAACCTATCTATTATCAGAGAAGTACCCAGATGACGTAAAAATTTACCTTACTGCAGGAACCGCCGCCACCGCCACCTTATCCACCCGGGAAGCTGAAGAGTTTGCCGCGGACTATGAAGACTTCATTGCAACTAACTATGACCGTATTGAGGGAGTGGTTGAGTTTGATTCCCCAGTGCTTGGATCTAGCTGGATTGAAGAACAGCGTAAGACTATTGGATGGGAACTAGGAAGTAAATACTGGCCAGTATGGAACCCTGAAATGGGGCATAGGGCTTTGTTTGCTCTCTGTGATAACTGGGAGAACGTTGCCATACTAGGAACCACCATAGATAGCGATACGACCCTAGCAGGGCGCACACGGGCCCTACAGGGCCAACTGGGCACCAATTTCCACGGCATTGCTTGCGCTAAACCTGATAACTTACGTCAGATACCTTTTGAGACTGCAAGCACTTTGTCGTGGCTATCTCCAATGATGCGTGGTGAGACAATAGTTTGGGATACCACTAGACTGGTGCGATACCAAAAGAAACAGAAAGACCAAGCACGCCCTCGTTATAAAAATGTTATAAACAAGGCTGGCTTAGACTTCGATAAGATTATTAATGATGATAGTAATGAGGTAACTCGCCTCGCAATATGGTCGTACCTGGAGCTGGAGAAATCAATGGATAAAAAGAAACCGCCACACCTAACAGTAGTAGATGGCGAGAAGTTATCTGATAACAGCACGCACATAGATGACCCAGGTTCTGCGGAAACACTAGGCATAGAACCTGATAACAGTGCACTCGAGGTGCGGAAAGATTCTGCTCTAGAACCTACTAAGGTTATAGTTAGAGATGCATCAGAAACGCGTACTTTGCCGGTTTTTTCAGTAAATACTAAGACAGTTATTGATAAAGATAACGATGGACGAGACCTGATAAGAGACGTTCCAGTGCTTGAAACTACCTCTGCATCTTTGAGACAATGCGATACATGTTTTGTTGCTGCTAACTGCCCTGCATTTAAGCCACAGAATACTTGTGCTTTCAATTTGCCAGTAGAGGTAAAGACTAAAGACCAACTTAAGGGTTTGTTAAATGCCATCATTGAGATGCAAGGTGCTCGTGTTGCATTTGCTCGATTTGCTGAAGAACTAAATGGCGGGTACCCGGATCCTAACACTGGGCAAGAGATTGATAGACTATTTAAGATTGTTAAGAGTTTGAAAGAACTTGAAGAAAACAAGGAATTTGTAAGAATGACCGTAGAACGTCAAACTTCAGGCGGTGTACTGTCAGCATTGTTTGGTGATAAAGCTAACACTCTGAGAGAGATACCGAACGGTGGGATTTCTGAGGAAAATACCACTAGAATAATCTCTGATCACATAGACTAATTATGTAACTACATCAACATTTTAGAGAAGGGTAATACTTTGTTTTCTTTTAAATTAACCGAAGACTTCGTCAACTCATATAAAGACAAGACTGTTCCTTGGGGATATTCCGATGCTGCAGGTAATAGCGTAGGTGAAATTACTTTCTTAAGAACATACTCTCGTCTTAAAGAGGATGGCACTAAAGAGACTTGGGTTGAAGTATGCGAACGTGTTATCAATGGCATGTACTCATTACAAAAAGATCACGCTAAATCTCAACGACTTCCTTGGTCAGATTCCAAGGCTGCGGCTTCTGCTAAAGAAGCATTTGACCGGTTGTTTAATTTGAAGTGGACTCCACCGGGCCGTGGACTATGGATGATGGGAACTCCCCTTATTAATGAACAGAGAAACTCTGCTGCGTTACAGAATTGTGCTTTTGTTTCTACAATGGAAATGACAAAGCTCAATCCAGCAAAACCATTTTCTTTCTTAATGGAAGCATCAATGTTAGGTGTCGGAGTTGGGTTCGACGATAAAGGAGCCGACAAGGACTTCACAATCTACGAACCAATTCAAGGAGATATATATGTCGTACCCGATACCCGAGAAGGATGGGTCGAATCAGTCACAGCCCTCATCAATGCTTACCTCAAGCCAGATAGCAAGGCTCCAGTATTTGATTACAAAGAGGTTAGGCCAGCAGGCACTCCAATCAAAACCTTTGGTGGAACCGCAGCAGGGCACGAACCACTAGAACGACTACACAACTACATCCGCCATATCTTTGACGGACGTGCAGGAGAGAAGTTAACTCGTAAGGATATTGCCGATATAGGTAACCTAATCGGGGTTTGTGTTGTGAGTGGCAACGTACGTCGTTCAGCAGAACTATTAATTGGCAGAATTGACGACCAAGACTTCCTCAACCTAAAAAATGCAGAGGTATACCCTGAGCGTAATTCTTATGATCCGAAGAATCCGGGTTGGGCCTGGATGTCTAACAACTCTGTAGAAGCAAAGGTAGGCTCTGATTTCTCTAAGATCATTGATGGCATTGTTTTGAATGGAGAACCAGGCGTTGTTTGGATGGACGTTTCACGCAAGTACGGCCGGCTTATTGATCCACCTAACAATAAAGATTGGCGTGTTGCTGGGTACAACCCATGCGCTGAGCAAAGTCTTGAGTCCTTTGAGATGTGTACATTGGTAGAAACCTACCTAAATAGGCACGATTCACTCGATGATTTTAAGAGGACTTTGAAGTTTGCTTACCTGTATGCCAAAACTGTGACACTTCTCCCTACTCACTGGGAGGAGACCAATGCAATCATGCAGCGCAACCGTCGTATTGGAACATCGGTTTCTGGTATTGCTAACTTTGCTGATAATAACGGTTGGACTGTCCTACGTGACTGGCTGAACGAAGGCTATGCAACTGTCAAAGCTTATGACGAGTCATACTCTGAGTGGTTAGGTATTCGTCAATCAATCAAGATGACTACCGTAAAGCCGTCCGGCACCGTATCTATTCTTGCCGGTGAGTCTCCAGGAGTTCACTGGGCATCTGGAGGTAAGTTCTTTAATAGAGCTATTCGCTTTGGTAACTCTGACCCAATGCTCCCATTGTTCATAATGGCAAACTATCGGGTAGAGCCAGCATCTGAATCACCGGATACAACTTCTGTTGTGTTCTTCCCTATCCAAACCGATGCCAAGCGTGCTGAAAAGGATGTGTCTGTACACGAGAAGGTAGCACTTGCCGTTGTAACACAGCGCTACTGGTCAGACAACTCTGTATCTGTAACTGTAACCTTTGACCCTGAGAAAGAAGCGGACTCCATTGCTTCAATCCTTCACATGCATGACGGTCAGCTCAAGACTGTTTCGTTCTTGCCTATGGGTAACACTGTATATCCACAGATGCCTTACACTCAGATCACTGAGAGTGAGTACGAAGAGGCTCGCATGAAGTTGTTCCCAATTGACTTTGCCGGTGTATACGCAGGTATGGCGGCGGATGCGGTTGGCGAGGCGTATTGCACCACAGATGGTTGTGAAATTAAACTGCTTAAAGATATTAAATAATAGTGTACGATTTTCATACCTACTAGTACTGGGAGAGCCGCAATGGAAGATCTAAATCCAGACCTTTTTGACGAAGACTTCGAAGATGAATTTGAAGACATCGTTGATGACCTTGAAGAGGAAGATATTGAAGACCTAGAAGACTTAATTCTAGACGACGAAATCGACTCCTAAAAACGCCAACACAAACATTTGGCCCCCCGTCGTGAGACGAGGGGCCATTTGCTTTATGTCTTATTTACAGGTGCAACCACCGCAACCACATTGTGGTTCAGCTTCTTCTCCTGAGGTAAAGGTTGCAGAAGTAAACTCATAGAGAGATTCTTCTGCTCCTTCTTTGATTTCTTTAACGATGTCGTTAATTGATTTAAACGGAAGTACTGTTTCCATATCCATTACGCGTCTCGCTTAAATGTAACCGCCCCAGCAAATACGACAGGTTTTTGTTTGTCGTCTAACTCAGAGCCAGGTAACATCTTTACAGATTTACGTGGGGTAGTTGTTTGTAGTACTTCTTTAATCCATCGTTTTGCAGCTGATGCGTTAGACCATGCTGCTTGATATGAATCGTATGGTGTATCTATACCTTCATCAGTTAGTTTAATGGTTGTTAACCACGCACCACCTTTTGTTCGGTTTTTTACGATACTTGCACTGAACATACTGTTGATTTTTTTAGCCATGTGCTACTCCTAACCTAGTTTGATATCTTGATCGAAACCTACAATTTTTAGGTCTCGCAGTATATTTTTTGAGGCTCGCCAGTCCCCGAGAGAGTTGCCACCAAAGAATACTACCTTATGGGTTTCAGGATTCTCTACACGGATGTGTTGCTTGCCTTTTGTTATAGTTACTTCCAACCCTGCTCCTTCTAGGGCGGCTATTAACTTACGAACATGCTTATTATTGACAGTTCCATTAGCAAACTCCATGTTATGCATGTCGTTCTCCTTTCTTTTGTACTGTAGACTGTACACGTAAAGTCCTAAAACTAGGAGTTCACGCCTTCAGTTGAGACCCCCGGAGTGCTACTGGGGGTTTCATCATTTAGCACCTCGATCTTGGCAATTCTATGAGACTCCCCAGGGCGAGTACAACTACTAAGTGGAATCCACTCGCCTAAGTTTCTGTCATAAACTGACAATGACCATTCGTGATTGTTAACGTCATTTGGATCGTCAATACGCCATGGAGCAATGTTGACGTCAAATGTAAGACGTATGTGATACGGCTTCATGTTTTCCCTTCTACTCGTTAGATGGGTTCTACTTCCCACACTTCTACGCTATCCCATTCAAGAGGAGATGGCAA